TGATCGTGAACGTGAGTGCTGTAGCTCGCGTCACTATGGGGCATTCAGCTGCACCTTTGCAGGACGCCTTAGGACATAGTTGGGATGATTCCCACTACTTGTTTTACGATTCATCAAAGGTGTCATACACTGACACTGCCAAGTTCGTCACACGAGCTTGGGACAGTCACCATTGCGCTCTTAAGATCGACATGTCCAAGTGTGACATGCATCATAGTCCCCAAAGCTTTCGAGCTACGGAGCTCTTCTACCGAAGAGCTAATGCCGGCCCTGAATTTTTGCGCATGTGGAAATTGTTCTACACTGCACAGAAGATTCGTGGGCGATACGGCTTACGGCTTAAGAGAGCAAACGGGGGCCTTCCAACTGGCTCACCAAATACCACGCTTCAGAACACATTGACAGTTGGTCTACTGATCAACTATGTGTTGGAACATCTCTTTCACCTGACACCAGGTCGTGATTTTAAAGCCATTGGCAAGGGCGACGATTGGAACGTTTTCGTCGCTCCCACCTTTAGTGCTAAGAAATTTCGCGATGAGGTAGCAAAATTCGGCTTTAAATGTAAAGCTGAGTTTGTCACTGAGATAGAGAAATTGAGCTTCTGCAGCAACCTGTACGTGCCCGCCCGGCTGAGGCGCACAGGTGAAGTTCTTTATGTTCCTGCGCCTACCTGCAAAAGTTTCAAGTGTGCATTCAGCCCACGCTTTAACTTTAAAGACAGGAAGGCGTACTGTAACGGAGTTGCTAAGGGTTTGGAAGCTGTTGCGCGCTTCAACCCTTTATTAGCAATCTTCGTCAAGACTCTAGCCACTATTGGCCAGGGACAAACGTTCAAAGGCTCAAAGTTGAAGTACTTCGAGCGGTTCACTAAGTACCAGGTCAAATACCCTGGCCGAACCGAAGACTTCGACCCCATGCCAACCGAGGCATGGGCTTGCTTGTCATCAAGATACTGCCTGCCTGTCGCGCTGTTGCAACGCGCTGGTGTTCAGCTGCAACAGTGTAAACAGACGGGGCTACTCGGGTCAGCTGAGTGGTCGCAACTCACCGCGGCGGTGATAGCGACTGACTTGGCTTGACCAAGGCGAGCAGCCTAGGGGCTTGACAAACCCCCTCGCAAAACAGTCACCTAGTCTCCCGAGCGAGAGATAGGAAGCTAGGCTTAGACATGCG